TCTAAAGTGGTTCAGGATGTCCATAGCCGAGGCTCCGGGAACCAGAGAGCCGTGGGTTGATGCGGCGATGTCGTATTACAGGAAGTCAATGTGGAAGGAATGCCATCACGCAGCGACAATGGCTTTAGAGATTAAGAGCAAGGAGCTTGTTTACACTTGTGACCCCGAAGTGTGGGGATCTAAGCCTCATGACTTAGCGGCTATTTCTGCTTACAATTTAGGCCTAAGAGACGAAGCCATACGACACGGGGCCGAGGCAGTAAGACTGTCTCCTAATGATGAACGACTCGCTAGGAATCTCGACTATTATGGACAATCAAAATCTGATTAACGGTCTCTTCGGTGTTTTATGTGCCGTAGCCGGATGGTTCTTCCGTGTTCTGTGGGAAGCCCAGAAAGATCTGCAAAAGGATCTAGGCGAACTGGAAAAGGGTCTGCCCCATACTTATGTATTAAAGGTGGACTATCAGCAAGACATTACTGACATAAAAATTATGCTCGGTAAGATCTTCGACAAGCTCGATGCCAAAGTTGATAAATAATGGCGTGGTCAGACGTTCTCAAAGCAGTGATACCTATCGTAGTGGCTGCGCTTGCGTGGCTACTCGGTCAGGTTGCATCTTTCTCTGAACGTCTTACTAAGATTGAAGGCCAGATGCCCGCGTTGATTACGAAAGAAGGCACTCCGACGGATTCACCGATCAGTGCCGAGCGCAGGCAGATTCAGAAAGAACAACTCATGCAGCATATCAACGAGCTGCAAGTCAAAGTAAGGCTTCTTGAGGAACGGGAGCGTCTTAAAGGGAGTAAATAGTGTTATCTCTACTTTCGACCCTCGGCGGTCTTTTAATCTCCGGCCTTCCCAAACTTCTCGACTACTTTCAAAACAAAGCCGATCAGGCGCACGAGCTTGAGCTTGCAAGAGTTCAGTCCGAGCGTGAGCTTGCCTTAGCGAAAGAAGGCTTTTTAGCTCAACAGAGAGTCGAGGAAATAAGAACCGATCAGATAGCAATGCAGACCGATGCACAAATGACTGTGGCTGCGCTGGATCATGACAAACAGATCATTGAGAAATCGAGCAAGTGGGTCGTAAATTACATTGGAACCGTTCGCCCTAACGTCACTTATCTGCTGATTCTTGAGCTTATCGCGGTGAATGCGGTTCTTGCTTACTACGTCTGGAATCATCCTCACTTAGTGCAGTCGATGGAGGATCTGATTAAAGTCGCTGAAATCATTTTCTCTGACGATGAAATGGCAATGCTAGGCGGCATCATAGGCTTTTGGTTTGGGTCGCGCAGCTGGAAGAAATGAAAACAGGGCAAGCTAGCATCGACTTGATGCACAGATTTGAGGGATGCCGTCTAAGGCCTTATTTATGCCCTGCAAGCCTCTGGACGGTGGGATATGGTCATGTCCTATATCAGGATCAGATAAGGCTCCCCAATGAGCGTAAAAACGGCTACACAGGCATCCTTAGGAAGGAATACGCACTTAGCCCCGGCGATAGTAGAGACTGGTCGAAAGCGGAGGTCGATAGCCTTTTTGAGAGCGATCTCCAATATTTTGAACGCGGTGTTCTTAGAATGTCTCCTAATCTGGCTAACAGTCAGTCACGCTTTGACGCTGTGGTCAGTTTTGCTTACAACGCTGGATTAGGAAATTACCAGCGATCTACGATCAGAATGAAGAATGACCGAGGTGATTACGAGGGAGCCGCTAAGGCTTTTATGATGTGGACAAAGGGGGGCGGAAAAGTTCTTCCCGGTCTGGTTAAGCGTCGCGTCGCTGAATCTTCTCTTTATGCAAGCGGGTGAGGGCTTCTTTCACCATCTCACCCACTGCTTCCCCGTGGTGTTTTGCGATCTTTTCTATCAGCGGTAACCGAGCCGCACGAGGCTTCGACAAAAGCCAGTTAGCCCAGTCCGCAACGACATACGGCATAGCAGCCTCATAAGCCTGCGTAATCTCCGATCTATCACTGGACTTCACCGACTTGATGATCTCCAGCCATTGACCACGCTCTAAAAGCTCGGTGCTTTTCAATGGTGTCTGGGCATTCTGTGGAAGGAGGTCTCCAGCCGTGTTCTCGCCAGATCTCCTCAACAGGTCTGAATGTTCGTGGGGATCGTTGGCTTTCAATGAGTTCTTTCCAGTTCATAGTCGCTCCATTAAATTATCCACTTCAGCTAGAAAATTAACAACGTCTGTCTCAAGACTTTTAATATCCTCCTCAGACGGCTCAAAACGCACCACAAAGAGCTGTAGTCTTTCGGGCAGTCTAGGATCAAACGATACGAAATCGACCCATCTACGGCCCGTACAAGCCATCTGAGCCAGCATTTGATTCTTGTAGGTTGTAGGTACTTCGCCCGAGGTTAAATAAGAGATATGCGTTGAGGTCTTAGGACACTTTATTTCGATGAGCCCGTCACCAACAAGACCATCAGGCGATGCTGCAAAGTTATGGATCGTCGGATGATCGACAATGGCAATCTGTTCTACCCAACGTCCGGTCTTTATTTGATAAGCAGCTCTTGCAAGTGGCTCATTTAGAGTTCCCCACTCCATATAAGAGTTTGTGAATGTCTCGGCCACCGTTCCTGTGAGTCTTTCAGCAAGGATGTCTGCAATGTAATTCGCTCGTGTAGCCGTACCTTTTTTGGCTCGCGCATCAGAGACACGGGAAGCTGTCACCTTCCCTAATCGTGCGAGCCTCCACTCCTCAGTTCCCTGCTCCATCAGAATGCAGGCTCATCAGACTTAGTTTTATGGCCGAGCATCTGGAGGGTCTCAGCAACAATCTCGGTTGTGTATCTGTCAACACCTTGTTTATCCGTCCACTTCCGAGTCTGTAAACGTCCCTCGATGTAGATGGGCTTACCCTTTTGGATGTACTTTTCGATGATCTCAGCAAGCTTCCCGTAAGCGACAACACGATGCCATTCTGTGTCTTCTTGCTGCTCGCCTTGTTTGTTCCTCCAGCGGTTCGTGGTGGCAAGACTTAAAGTCGCTACGGCTGAGCCTGACTCTGTATATCTGCACTCAGGGTCTTTGCCTACGTTACCGATCAAGATCACTTTATTTACTGATGACATCTAAGATTCCTTTTTCAAATAACAATCCAATCGTCGTTCTGTGGGCTTCTTCCCACGCCTGTCTTTTCTCTTCTTTCCCTGCGCCTCCTTGATCTATCTGCATGTGACACCGATAACAGAGCGCAGCGACCCTAAAGTCATGTGCCTTGATACCCGTTCCTTTACCGTCTTTCTGTTGATTGCTGTGAGCCGCGACCACCGTTCCATCATCGACACCACAGAGCCCACAGGGAAGTTCTCTGCAAGCCTCAAGTAGTTTCTTAGACCGCCAGTTCATTGCGTGTTCCTGATGTCGGCTCGCATGTTCGCCTGCTCAGACCTCCAGATCTCAATCCTTGCTTGCGCTGCGATTAGATCCCACCGTAACTTCTCTTCGATCTGCACAGCAGCCTCTAATGCTTTTAGAAGCTCCAGATACTCCGGGTGAGCATAAGCGTCTCTTTCCTGAGCGCCTAAAGCATTCTCAAGACTAGCCTTCATCAGGATGGCTTTCTTAGACTTCCTAAATTCTTCTAAATAGACACGTTGAGCTTTAGCATCAGCGAACTGCCTAGCGTGCTTCAAAATGTAGTCGACGGCTTTGTGAGGGTCTTTCATACGTCTACAAATTGATGAATAGGAATATGAACACAAGGAACAACATCATCGGGATCTCCTCTGTCTGTACGGCCACCGGGCTTAATTGTGTAACCGGGTCGAAACGTCCAATACTTCATTGTGTCTGACCACTGAACGACTAAGAGCGCAAGTCGCTGGGAGGCGTTTTGTATGTTGATGCCAGCCTCAAACTTTGCGAAATCCAACATGTAGGTGTTGTAGTCCGTTGACTTACAGGTCCTTGTTTTGACTTCGATCCATCTCACGAGCTGGCCGTTTTGATAAGCCGCGAAGTCCATCGAATAGAACTTAGGAAGCCTGTAGATGTCGTAGTGAAAATGATCGGCAAATGCTTGTGCAGCCGCTAGCTCTCGCTTTCTATCAAGTTCTGTTTCGTAAACGGGTCTCACAGTCCTAGCTCCTTCTTGCGTTTGTCTTTGGCTGCTTCGATTTGTTTCACAAGGTCAGGTGACTTTTTGTGCTTAACAAAAACCTCCTCATAAACTTTCCTAAGATTGTCTTTGTTAGTGCTACCAATCTTCTCGAGATCCTTGTCGAAGTTGGATTCAGACACTACTTCGTGAGTCTGATTCTCACTATCGTTATCACCCTCTGTTGGAATGCAAAAGGCCTGCATCAAAGCGTACTTGTAGGC